TTTAATAAAAAAACTATCTAATGACGGACATGACATTTATAATCTGGACAAAATTAGCAGCCCCGCACTCCCACCCGACAAACAAAAGATAATAGATATACTAGATATCGACGTTAACGATATCTTTTTCGATAATATAGACACTATCATTCATCTAGCTGGTATGGTGAGTGTACCGAAATCATTTGAAGATCCAATAAATAGCTTTGGCAATAATACGTTCTGTACTATAAAATTATTATCAGCCGCCCACCTTCATAAGATTAAGAAATTCGTCTTCGCTTCTAGCGCAGCGGTATATGGCAGCAAAGAAGGTACGGTGAGTGAAACTGATGCCGCCGAACCTAACAGTCCATACGGATTAGATAAGTTAGCCTCCGAAAAATACATACAAATGTATTGCCAACAATGGGGTATTGATTATTTAATATTTCGCTTCTTCAATGTGTATGGTGAAGGACAGAATCCGCAATACGCTGGAGTCATAACGGCATTTAATGTCGCCGCTCAGAAAAAAGAGCCGCTGATCGTTTATGGAGATGGTGAACAGACTAGGGATTTCGTCAGTGTTAGCGATGTGTGTAATTACGTTTCTAGATTAATAATCACTGTAGTAAAGAATGAGATATTTAATATAGGGATCGGCAAATCTATTTCTATAAACTCGCTTGCAAAACAATTCGGTAGTCATATAATATACAAGGAAGCGAAGAAAGAAGTGCGCCACTCATGCGCCGATATCAGCAAAATAAAAAACGTCTATGAAAAATAGAATAGAATTAATAAACCTTTTCCAATCTAAATATAAATTAGGTAGAGCAGTAGAAATCGGTACTTATGAAGGCGAATACGCGTCAGAAATATTAAAAACATGGAAAGGAGATTTGTATTTAATAGATATATGGCGCAAAGTTAATAACGCCGAATACTCTGACTCATGCAACAGACAAGACTATATAAATGTTATGTATAAATGTTGTAAAAACATTTCTGGTCATGAAGACAGATGCCACATGATAAGAACTAACAGTGAAAACGCAGTTAAACTATTTAACGATGAATCTCTTGACTTTATTTATTTAGACGCTAACCATAAATATGAATTTGTGAAAGCTGACATTAAACTATGGTTTTCTAAATTAAGAAAAGGTGGTATTTTTGCTGGACATGATTTTATAAAAATGGATTGGTTTGCTGATAAAAATTTCGCAGAAGATGGAATTAATAAACATATATACTTTAACAATGGTAATTATGCTGGACAGTTTGGAGTTAACCCCGCTGTTCAAGAATTTTGTAAAGAAAATAATTATAAGTTTCATATTACTGAAGACGAATGGTTTGGAAGCTGGTTTTTAATAAAATAAAATGAATTATTATTTCACTTATTCAGATAAAAATTATACACACATTGCCGAAAGACTATTTAAGACTTTACAAGAGTACTCTTCTTATAAAATCATTTATTATACAATAAATTTTGATTACGAAAATAAATTTGATAATGTAATTCCTATTAGATACGATTTTGATCATACTCGTTTTTTGCCGTATGACTTAAACGATGATGAAATGCAACATTGGACAAAAAAATACATGTTGTATTTGAAAGCTAATTTATGTCTAGAGATTTTAAATACGAAAGAGAACAATAATTATTGTTGCATAGATTCTGACATGATGCTTATCAAGAATGCGGATTTTCTATTTAACAAGATTAACGATAATATAAATCATCCTATTTTGCCGTTAAATTGTTATGAATATATGTTAATGGATGGTCATGGTAATCCATATGACGAAAATAATAATTTAAATGTAAATAAATGTTTAGAAGCTGATTTGATGAGGTTTCTAAATGTTTCGATACAAAAACGTGATAGCTTTTATAAACAATGTAATTTATTACTTTTTAATAAAAATAGCTTGGATCTTTTTAAGGAGTGGTATAATATTTGTTATCGCCCAGAAATAATAAAAAATAAATACTTGGCGGCAATGAATGAAGAAAGCGTCTTAAATTGTTTGTTGTGGAAATACGATTATAATGCTAATTTTGATCACATACATATTAATATACCATTAGACGAAGTAAATACATTGGTTTCCGCATTTAATAACCCTTCCGATAACTCTTTCTTTCTTAAAGATTTTTGTAGAATACCAGAGAAGCAAAAAATTCAAAATATTATCTTTTTGCATGGACGCCCGAATCCAACCAATTATAAAATCCTAGAAACAGAAATTATTTACAAAAATAAACAGAACAATCCTATTAATATTTACTCGTCTGATCGAAAGATATTATTAATAATTAACGCTGTTGGTATGGGCGATGCTTTAACAAGTACGCCAGCCATAAAAAAACTGTCTAACATTTATTCTTCAAAAATATCTATCATTTCTAATCACTACGACTTATTCAAAAATAATCCATACATAGAAAATAATTTTAAATTGAACGAAACAGTAGATAAGTCTCAATACGAAGTTTTTAGTATTTTTGAACGACACTCAACTCATAAATTAAACGAAACAGAATCTTTAAGAAAACATCATGCGTGTTGCACAGAAAGAAGTTGTGCATATGATTTAGGTTTTGATTTAACGAGCGATGAGTTACAATTAGATTTTTTTCCAACAAATAATTGCATTTATGAAATTAAAAATTTTGGTAATTATATATGTTTGCACACTACATCTAATTGGGAAAATAGAACGTGGAGCCAAGAAAATTGGCAAAAACTTTCCGACAATATATCTCACCTAGGTTTCAATGTGGTAGTTATTGGAAAAGATCATGAAGAAGTTAACTTTGATAAATCTATTTGTTATAAAAAATGTTTTGTACCGTTGGGGCAAAACGTAATAGACATAAGCAATGATGGCAGTTCTATAAATGATCTTTGGCATATTATTAATAATGCAAAAGCTATTGTTACTTTAGATTCTGGACCATTGCATTTAGCTGGAACGACAGATACTTGGATTGTTCAAATAGGTTCCGCAAGACATCCAGAATTTAACACTCCTTATAGAAAAGGCTCTCAAAAATATAAACATATATTTGTTAACGGTGAATGTTCTTTGTTTTGCGCTAGTAATCTTAAATATTCTGTTAGAGAATGGAACAGTATAAATGCTGTTCATTATTTACCAAGATGTCAAGAAAACTACGAAACGATGCGTTGTCAACCAAATTCAGACGAAGTATTAAAACAAATAAAATCAATAATAAATGAAAATTTTAATAGTTAATCCACATCTATCTACAGGTGGTTGTCCTGAATATTTATATCAGTTCATATTAAATAATAAAAATAAATACGAGGCCATAAAAGTAATTGAGTTTTCCAATTTCTCTAATGACTATGTAATTCAAAAAAACAAAATTAAAAATTTAATCGGTGAAGAAAATGTTATTTGTTTAGGCGACTTTTGGGAAGATGACTTCACATTTCAATTTAAAAAATTTAAATTATTAAATATTATTCAAGAATACAATCCTGATGTTGTTTGGTTTAATGAGTTTCCTGAATGTTTTGAATATAAATCACCTCCAGAAGAATTAATAAAAAAAATTTATAGCCCGAATAGAGCTTATAAAATAATAGAAACAACACACAATAACAGTTTTGATTTTGATAAAAAGATATTTATCCCAGATGAATTTATGTTTTGTTCTGAATTGCATTTAGAAAAATCAAAAAATATTAACATCATAAAATCTATTTGGGAAGTGCCTATTTCAAATAATGTAAGACCAAATAGAGAAAATACTTTAGAACTTCTTGGTCTAGATCCAAGCTATCTGCATGTTTTAAACGTGGGAATTTTTAATCAAAATAAAAATCAAAAATATATTTTCGATTTAGCGGAAAAATTAAAATACTATAAAATACAATTTCATTTTATTGGTAATTCATGTTTTTTAAATGAATGTGACATACCTCAAGACCAATTGTTATTGCATAATTGCAAAGTTTGGGGAGAGAGGTCTGATGTGGATTTGTTTATGTCATGCATGGATATGTTTTTATTTCCATCTAATAAAGAATTGAATCCATTAAGTGTAAAAGAAGCGCTGTCTTGGAATATGGAGGTCGTATGCAAAAAATGTACAAATTATACAGATAAATATTTAGAAAAAAATAATTTTTATTTGATAGACGATATAAATACATCTGAATTTATTTTGCAAAAATTAAAAAATTTAAATACAAAGCCGTTAAACGAAAATAATGAAATAAAATTCGCTTTGTACACTTCTTTTTATAATAGCGCTAAATATGTGAACGCTATTTTTGATAACATTTTAAATTTAAAATATAATAATTTTACATGGTTTATAACTGATGATTTTAGCGCTGACAACACTAAAGATTTAATATTAGATAAATTAAAAACCTTAAAAACAGATAAAATAAAATATGTTGAACAGCAGTTTAAAAAACAAATGTATTGGCAACCAAATGCTTTTATGGATAAAAGTTTTGAATATATTGTTGCGATAGATGCTGACGATTTTTTTGATTTGAATTTTTTATGTATATATAACAAATTTTTATCTAATGATAAATCAATATGTCTCATGACTTGTGATTTCAAAAAAATAGAAGAATCAAATGGAAACTTACATTCATTAGGTTTATTGAATAATAATGAAGTTTTAAAATCAAAAATAAATAAATTTCATCCGTCTGTTGATTATTTAAATAATTTAAATTATTATTCCCTTGGGTATTTAAGATGTTTTAAAAACATTAAAGATTTAGAATTTTTAATTAAAGATTTCAACGCGTGTGCAAATGATTCTTATCATATAATGTATGTAAATTCATATGGTAAGTGGTTACACATACCAAGAAATTTATACACATGGATGTACAGGCCAGATTCGGAATCTCATTCTCCGATCTCAAAAGGTTTTAATAATAATTTTGATATAGCTTATAAAAAACTAATAAATTCAGAATCATTAGTAGACACTACATTTATTTCATTATATAAAGAAACTTGCGCTTTAAATTATCTTGATTTAAACTTCAATGAAAGCGTGTCTATTTTCACTAAAAATCAAAACGCTAAATTATTAAACGATTTGTTTTTTGATAAAAATTTAACAATAAATAATAATTTTTTTCATGATGTGTATGTGATCGTGCTTAACTATTACGACACAAGCGAAATAAAAAATATAATTTCAAGTCTTAAAAATAAAAATGCTCGTATAATTTTTTACAAACTTTATGACGATAAATACATTTCTAACGAAGAGAGAGATACTAACGTCTCAAATGGGATGAATGATTTAAAAAATAATTTATCTTCATTTGTTAATATTAATAATTGGTTTTCTTATATTAGGCATTTTTATATTGTCGGAAATGTAAATAAAAATATTAATTTAGATTCTCAAGAAATAAATATTTGTAATGAATCTGGAAGTTTGGGAGATGCTATAGCTTGGGTTCCAATTGTAAATGAATTCGCATTGCAAAAAAGAAAAAAAGTAAATTATTATACTCCACATAAAGAATTATTTATTAATGAATATCCCATGATTAATTTTTATGATTATTGTGAAAAACCTTCTGATGATGAGAAAGGCGTTTATAAAATAGGTTGTTTTAATGAAAGCGATTGGAAACCCTACTCTTTACAAGAAGTTGCTAGTAATATTTTAGGAATTAAACATGAAGAAAAAAAATGCAAATTAAATTTTGATAAAACAAAAAAATCTAATTTTAATAAAAAATACGTTTGTATAGCGACTCAATCTACCGCCCAGTGCAAATACTGGAACAATAAAGAAGGATGGACTAAAGTTGTAAGCTATTTAAATTCACTTGGTTACGATGTGGTATGCATCGATAAGCATTATGGTTATGGGGCGAAAGACGTAATGAATATTATTCCTAAAAATGTTATAGATAAAACTGGAGATTTGCCGCTGGAAGACAGGATAAATGATTTATATCATTGTGAATTTTTTATAGGTTTAGGATCTGGCTTGTCATGGTTAGCATGGGCTTGCGAAAAATCTGTCGTAATGATTTCTGGGTTTTCAGACCCTAAGTCTGAATTTTACACACCATATCGAGTTCATAATAAAAACGTTTGTAACAGTTGTTGGAGCGATGTGAATTGTACGTTCGATAGATCAAATTGGCTTTGGTGTCCTAGAGATAAAGATTTCGAATGTTCTCGCGAAATTACATTTGATATGGTAAAAGAAAAAATAGATAAATGCATTTTAGATTTAGAAAATAAAAATAATGATTTTGAATGGTTAAAAATTGATGATTCTTTTGAGGATTCGGTTAAGAAAGAAATTTTTGAAAACAAAATATATGAAAAAGTTAACGAAGTATCTGAAGGGGATATCGTTGTTGATTTAGGAGCTAGTGTTGGTCCGTTTGTGATGAGTGTTTTAAATAAAAATCCTAAACACGTTTATGCTGTAGAGTCATCACTTGAAATGTTTTCAACATTAAAAAGTAATATGAAAAACTATAAAAACGTAACATGTTTGAACTACGCAATAGATAATAATGGTGCGGATTTTTGTGAAAATGATTTCAGTTACATTTTCCATGATAAGTCATACGAATGCAAAGCTATTACTTTCAAAACCCTTTTAAACAAATTAAATATAAATAAAATAGATTTTCTAAAAATAGATATAGAAGGCAGTGAATATGGTTTATTTAGCGAGGACTGTTTAAACATTTTGAAATCAAATGTAAAATTTTTAGTTGCTGAATTTCATTTGGGTAATAATGATTTTAAAAATAAATTTCGTGATTTTAGAGATACCGCTATTAATAAATTTAAAAATTATAGTATTTATTCATTAGATGGCGCAGATATAAAATGGGATCTTTATAATGATCATTTTTTACAATATTATACTGAAGTAATTATACATATTGAATTATAAAAATGATAACTTTATTAGTAGATGAAGCGTACGCATTTGATTATCTTAGTATCTTAGAGGTTAAAAAACAAAAATCTTCTATATCTAATAATGCTTGGATCAAATGTTATGTGTATTTACAAAATCAATTTGATAACGAAAAATGGTCGCACATGATGCATTCAAAAGAATACGAAAGTATGATTAAAGCTAATGAATTAACATTTGATGCGGTTAATAAAGCTAAAAATAATGAAGTAACCGCACAACACGTTGATTATTGTAATTATCAAAGACATATGGCAAAACAAAATTTTCAAAAGAAATTTTTTACATCTGACTTATCTGAGTTAAAGATAGGTTACGAAAAATATATTCATAATAATCACACTGATGTTTAATTGTAAATCTTGAGTTAGCGTTTTTATAACAATTTTCAGGATTGATAAGTTTATCTATGTTTTGAGTGGCGTAAATCATATCATTAGTAGTAGAACATCTTAATCCTGTATCTCCTTGTAATACCGTTTCGGTAAAGCCGCCGAAATTTGTTGTAATAGTGGGCGTTCCTGAAAATTGAGCTTCAATAACTGTCCAATTGCATGGCTCCATAAACAACGAAGGAGCAAATAAAAATTTCGCATCGCTTAGTAAATTCATTCGTTCAATAGGACCAACGAATCCTGCAAATTTACAATGTTTAGTCTCTTTAAGATTCAGTATGTTTGGCCCTGCAAATATAATATCTTGTCCGACATGATTGCAGATATCATAAGCAAGCTGTGCGCCTTTTTCTTCTATAATCCTGCCTAAAAATAATGCTGTATTTGATTTTTCTTTTTTGTATATGAAGTCGTCAGGATCAAAGCCGGGATAAACAATATGTTCGCATCCTAATTCAACATGTGTTTTAGAATGACCATGCATTTTATGCATTTGACTATATGTTTCAAATATCTTAATTGGCGCGAACATGCTATCATAACCTATGCTTGGTTCTACTACTATAGTTTTATCATAAAAGTGTTTAACACATGGTTCATGCGCGAACCCAAACCAGCATAATATAAATTCATTACTTGATTTTATTCTTTTTTTTAACTCTGTAACACAATTGTCATTAAACGCATTAACCGCTTTTGTATTAACGTTTTGATCAAAACCTTTGATCTTCCAATCATTTAAGTTGCCATAGCTATTAATTAATATATCATTATTAGTAACATTAATATGTTCTGTGCAATTAACAATAGAGTTTTCATGACCATAATGATAAACAGTATGACCCCTTTTAGTCATTTCGTCGCAAAACTTATAAACCTTTTGCACAAAAGCACATAATGAAACATCTTTTCTAGTAGGCGAGTAAGGAACGCTCAAACAGTGAAAAACCATATATAATAGTGTAAATTTATTTATAGTATGTCAATCAAAAAGAAAAAAATTCAAAAAGAAAAACACGATCTGAACGACATTATCTCAAATAATAGTTTTAAATCGACTAAATTAACAATTAAGAATTTTAATTTAACGGATAAGCAAAAAAGTTTTACTCAAATAGCTTTTGATAAAAATACTAAAATTGTTTTTATTAATGGACCTGCCGGAAGTTCTAAAACATTTTTGGCTGTTTATTGTGCATTGCATATGTTAAATATGAATTCAAAGTACGAGATCAAATACATTAGAACAATCGTCGAGTCTGGAGAAAGAGGCTTAGGTTCTTTGCCTGGAACTGTAGATGAAAAGTTTAATCCTTTTATGATACCACTGTATGATAAGTTGGATGAACTTATTCCCATGTCTCAATCAAAATATCTTGAAACTAGTGGTATTATAGAGGCTTTGCCTGTGAACTTCTTAAGAGGTGCTACATGGAACGAGAAGATCATTATTGCAGACGAATCTCAGAACTATAGCAGCAAGGAGTTGATTACTCTTCTCACTCGTATTGGCGAGAATACTAAAATGTTTATCTGCGGAGACGCTATGCAATCAGACATCGGAAACAAATCTGGTTTTATGAAAATTTATGATTTGTTTAATAATAAAGACAGCGAAGAAAGAGGTATTTATTGTTTTGAATTCAATGAAGAAGATATCATGCGTAGTGAAATTCTTAAATACATCGTTCATTCTCTTAAGAGATTAGATAAAACAAACATTCATTGATATAATAACCATGAGTAATATTTACTGTTCAAGTTGCGGAACAAAACATGCCCAAGGCTCTAAATTCTGTACTAACTGTGGGGTTTCTTTGGGAGGATTTGCAAACATCAGTAAACCGACTTTACAAAATTCACTACAATCGAGATCTACCTCTCGCAAACAAAATACAGAAGTCGATGAAGATGGTATTCCCACTGTATTCGTTAGACCATCGAAGCTTTCATACGAAATAGAAAAACCAGCAGGTAATAAATATTTAGGAAAAGATTTATTTAACGCTCCCCCAGTCGATCCAAGTGAAAGAATTAATTCAAGACCGAATTCCAATTATAGAAAACTAAGTAAAGAAGAATTTTTAAGTCAGTCGTTGAAGGAGTGTAGTTCGCGCCCAATACAAGACATAGATGAATCGTAAAAAGAAAAATTTTGAAGACATGTATGAGATTATTAACCAAGTAATCAAAAAGCGCAGAAATAAATGGAAGTTAAAAGCGATTACTTGGTTTGATTTTGAAGATATAGAGCAAGTCATCAAACTTCATATATATAAAAAATGGCATCTGTGGGATCAATCGCGAGCGATTGAACCTTGGGTGAATCGTATAGTCACGAATCAAATTAGAAATATAATAAGAAATAATTATACAAGTTTTGCGCGTCCTTGTTTATCTTGTCCATTTAATCAAAATAAAGAAGGTGATTCTGGAATAGAAATGTCATGTGGTTTTACAACCAGCGGCAAACAATGTAATGAATGCCCATTATACGCTAAGTGGGAGAAAGTAAAAAAATCCGCTTACGATGTCAAGATGACTGTAAGCTTAGAGAATCATAAAAATTATTTTATGAATTGTGAATCAAGTATAAGTTACGATTATAAAAATGCTGAAAGTAAACTTCACGGTTTAATGAAAAGCAATTTAGGAGATAAGCATTTCTTTATTTATAAAATGTTTTTTATAGACAATCTTAGCGATGATCAAGTAGCCCAAGTTTTAAAGTTTAAAACAAGCGAAAAAGGAAGAAAAGCTGGTTACAAACAAATAAAAAATTTAAAAAAAATGTTGTATGTGAAAGCTCAATTGTTATTAAAAGAAAACGATATATTCTCATCTTAATATGTTAACAGACGAAAATAAAGCATTTATATTAAAGAAGATTAACGAAGGAATTCAAGATTACGTCGTCCTCGCTAATCTACTTTATAATCGTGAAGATTTAACGGGTAGATCTAAAGAGGCAAAACTGGTTAGAGACTTTCTTTTAACAACTGGATTTGTTAAAAAACAAGAAAAGCCAAAGCCCACACAAACAATAGAAATACTATCAAAAGAAAATTGTGAATTTATTGAACAAAACATTAAAACAAGAATAACTCCTAGGCAAGTAACAGAGTTAATATTCCATGAAAAATTTCTGGGCCTTGAAAACTTTAATATTTTTATTACACCTGAGTATAGAGCCGTTCAAAAATACATAAAAGAAAAATATCCTGATTATCTTGTAGATAACGAATCTGGAGTTGGCGACAAATACTCTGTTCCGCGATCAATCAGAACGGTAATCAATAAAGCAAATAAATGGTGCGGCCAAAACATTTCTGAAGAAAAATTATCTTTGCAACATAGAAAATGGATGGAAAAATTATTAAATTATTTATCAAGTCCAAGATTCGTTGGGAATTATGACTCATACAACAGCTCTATAGATAAAGAATTATTTGAAGCAGAATTCGTGCGCTCTGTTTGGGATAAGCCTGACTTGACTGTTGATGAAATTAATTTGTATATTAATGTTTGCATGGACTATATCAATCTAAGACAGATCGATATTAAGAAAAATAAGATAAATGATATGTTCAATGAGACGCAAGATCAGAAAGACTTCACAATGCGTCTAACTGAGGTTCTTAAGACGATCTCTGAAGAATACAATCAGTGCGCTGGGCGTATAGACAAGAGTATTCAAAAGCTCAATGGCGAACGGTCCAAGAGAGTAGAGCAAACGCATCAGAAGAACGCTTCTATACTTAACCTTGTAGAGCTTTTTCAAGACGAGCAAGAACGCAAAATGATGATTCAAATTGCCGATATGCAAAAGCGCACTATTAAGGAGGAAGCTGATCGTTTAGAGAATATGTCTTCATGGAAAGCTAGAATTTTAGGAATTTCTAAAGAAGATGCTATATGATTCAGTGTAAAATCTGTAGCGAATCTTTTAATAACGATAAGTCTTTTCATGCCCATTTAAAAAAGCATAACCTTTATCAAGCGGAGTATTATTGCACGTATTATCCGAGAAACTCTCTTTATTATCGCCAACAAATACCTTTTAAAAATAAAAAACAATATTTTGAAACCGAGTTTCTTGATTATACAGAGTTTCTGAAGTGGGAAGCTGCATCTAACGAAGAAACAGTTAAAACAAAATGCATTGAACTGCTAAAAAAGAGGGTAGATGAAAAACAATATCATTTTGCGCCGTTTCATAATGAAGTGATAACTCTTGATTTGCCGAGTTTAAATATTTATAAGAAGTATTTTAGTTCTTATACCAACGCATGTAAGCTATTAAATATTGAACCTTTATATAACAAAAATTTACCAGAAGCTTTTAATAAAATTGATGTATCTCATTTGCCGATACTGATTGATACCAGAGAACAAGATGCGTTGGAATTTCCTAAGTCTAAAATAGAAAAAATATTTGTAGGAGATTATCTAATAGCTGATAAAAAATATTTTACCAATACATTTGTTGATAGAAAAAGCGAATCTGATTTTCTAGGTACTATGGCTTCTGGAATAGAAAGATTTGAGAAAGAAGTGGTGAAAGCGGTTGAATTGAATTGTTATTTGTTTGTGGTTATTGAAAGCAGTATAAGTAGCATATTAATAAATCAGCGTAAATACAATAGAAAAACAAATTTAGAATACGTTTTTCATAATATGCGTTCTTTATGTCATAAATATCCAAGGCATATACAATTTATATTCACTGGTAGTCGAAACAAATCTTTAGATATTATACCAAAATTATTATATCATGGTAAGTCAGTATGGCAGGTAGATATACAGTATTTTTTAGATAATGAGCTGGGAAATTGGCAACCAAGTACCAAGGAAATCGCAGTTAATTTCCAATGAGGAATTAGCGAAGATACCTGGATATATAGAAGAACGAGAAGCGAAGTTATTGTTTTATCAATTTCTTCGCAACAATACTACTTTTGCTACTGATTTAATAACTGGTGTCAAACTGTTTCCTTTTCAACACATGGCTATTAAAGGCATGTTGGAAAGTGATTATTTTTTAGGCGTGTGGTCGCGTGGTATGAGTAAATCTTATACTACTGGTATTTATGCCGTACTTGATGCTATATTAAATCAAGGAGTTGAAACAGGTATATTATCCCGATCATTTCGTCAGTCAAAAATGATATTTAAAAAGATAGAAGACATCGCTGCTAAACCTGAAGCTTATCTTTTAAAACAATGTATTACAAAAATATCCAAGTCTAACGATGAATGGGTAATGGAGATTGGTAAAAGCCGCATTCGTGCATTGCCATTAGGTGATGGCGAAAAGCTTCGTGGTTTTCGTTTTCATCGTATTATTATTGATGAGTTTTTATTGATGCCTGAACGTATTTATAACGAAGTCATTATTCCCTTCTTATCCGTCGTTCAAAACCCGACTCAAAGAGAAGAGCTTTATAATCTTGAAACCCAATTGATTAATAAAGGAGAAATGACTGAAGAAGATAGGTATATCTGGCCTAACAATAAATTAATAGCATTATCTTCAGCGTCTTTTAAATTTGAATACTTGTATAAATTATACGAGCAGTATGAAAATCTAATATCTAACCCTAAAAACAAAGAAAAGACTAAGCGTTGTATTATGCAGTTCTCTTATGACTGCGCTCCAGTTCAGTTGTACGATCAAAATCTAATTAATCAAGCAAAATCGACAATGAGTGAGTCGCAGTTTTTGCGAGAGTTCGGCGCACAGTTTAGTGATGATAGTTCTGGCTATTTTAAAATATCTAAGATGGCGTTATGCACTGTTCCTGATGGTGAGCTTCCTGCTGTTGAGGTAGTTGGCAATCCAGAAGATGAATATATATTGGCGGTAGATCCTTCTTGGTCAGAAACTGAATCATCAGATGATTTTGCAATTCAAGTCTTAAAAATAGATAAAGAAAAGCAAATTAATACTTTAATTCATTCTTACGCTCTCTCTGGATCTTCTTTAAAAGATCATATTAAATATTTCTTATATCTATTGCAGAACTTTAATATTATAGCGATCTGCATGGACTATAACGGCGGCGTTCAGTTCATGAATTCTTGCAATGAAAGCGAATTGTTTAAGGATGCTAAAATAAATTTGAAATCAATGGTAACAGAGTTTGAAAGACCCGAAGAATATGCTCAAAATTTATATTCTGCAAAAACCGAATACAACAGATCAGATTATAAATACGTTTTCTTGAGAAAACCAACTTCAGGTTGGATACGATTAGCGAATGAAATGTTACAAGCGAATTTTGATCATCGCCGTACATATTTTGCTAGTAGAGCTATTGATGATAATTTCAGAAGTCAAACTAAAAAGCGTATTGGTATTACAGATTTAAAATTCTCTAACGCTTTAGACACTGAAAAAGAAAATGAAGAAGCTAAAATGATTGATTTTGTAGAACATTTAACTGATATGATATTGTTAACTAAAACAGAATGCGCTCTCATACAAATAACAACATCTGCTCAAGGTATGCAGAACTTTGATCTTCCAGCGAACCTTAAACGTAAGTCTGGACCAGATAAACCTAGAAAAGATAGTTACTCAGCATTAGTATTAGGTAATTGGTTGTGTAAGATTTATTTCGACATGAATAATACTCAAGTTGAAGATATGACTGAAACTTTTGAACCTATGTTCATAGCTTAAAAGCTAAAAAGTCACTTTTAAAGTGACAATGTGTAACTATTATTAACATGAGTCGCAAATATAATAAAAGATCAGATTATTGGGGCAAATTCTCTAAAGCTCAAGAGGGGCAGTCTGAGCCGCTTGACGCTATGTTAAGAGATAATGCTTCTGAACCTTCTTTAGTTGGTGATCCATTCTATCAACAAGAGGCTAAAGCTTCTAGTTATGAAAGAAGTGGAGGAGGCGAGTCTACTAATTTACGTAGAAATTTGGCTTATGTAGGACCAAAGATTTATAAATACGGAAACATTAGAGAAGGAATGTTGCCATTCGAAACTTCTATTAACGGATATAATATTCGTGACGCTATAGAATTATGCCAGAAAGCTTATGCAAATATAGCTATTTTTAGAAATGCTGTTGATATTATGTCTGAATTTGCTAATGCTGAAATATATTTAGAAGGTGGAAGTCAAAAATCAAAAGACTTTTTCTCAAAATGGATGAAGTATACAAGGATGTGGAATGTTAAAGATCAATACTTCCGCGAGTATTATCGCAGTGGTAATGTTTTCTTTTACAAGATAAATGCTAAATTTAATATCGACGATTTTCAAAAAATTCTAGAAACATACGCTTCATATGATGGAGCGTCTTATAATACGGATATTAAATTGTATAATTATCCTACGCCATACGACGTAAAGAATTTAATTCCAGTTCAATACACACTGCTCAATCCATATTATTTAACAACAAATCACACAAGTTCTTGGCATCAAATTGTTTATCAAAAAATACTTTCTGAATACGAATTAGAAAGACTTAGATCGCCTAAAAACGATCACGATAAAGTTGTATTCGATAGTTTAGACAACGATACAAAAGAAAAAATCAGATTGGGTCAATGGGCAAGAGATGGGCTTAAAATTCAATTGAATCCTACAGATATTATTTATTCTTTTTATAAGAAGCAAGATTACGAACCTTTTGCTATACCTTTTGGTTTCGCCGTTCTTGATGATATCAATTTCAAGATGGAAATGAAAAAGATTGATCAAGCTATTTGCCGCACAATTGAGAATGTTATTCTATTGATAACTATGGGTAGCGAACCAGCTAAAGGAGGTATTAATCACAAGAATATAAAAGCGATGCAAAATCTTTTGAGCAATCAATCTGTTGGTCGCGTTCTTGTTGCAGATTATACAACAAAAGCTGAGTTCATTATCCCAGATATGAATAAAGTTTTAGGATATGAAAAGTATAAAGTCGTTAATGAGGGATTGCAGAACATTCTTATCGGTTCAGAAAAGTTTGCGAATACAACTGTCAAAGCTCAAGTATTTTTTGAAAGATTAAAAGAAGCTAGAAAAGCTTTCTTGAATGATTTTCTACAGCCTGAAATGGAATTGATTTTTCGCAACTTGGGATTTAAAGGTAAATGCCCTATCGCTAAGTTTGAAGAGGTGTCTATTAAAGACGAGACTCAATTTAATCGCGTGGTCACGCGCATGATGGAACTAGGAATACTGCCTCCAGAAGAAGGGTTGAGAGTAATTGAAACTGGTATTTATCCAACTAAAGAAGAGTTAGGCACTGCTCAAGCTAAGTTTGTAGAAGAAAGAAAGAAGGGATATTATAACCCAATTGTTGGCGGCGTTCCTGTTATCGCTCCTCCAACGCCTGAAGTTTCAGGAATTAAATCCGCAATCAAAAAGACAACAACTCCAACTGAAAAAGGTCGTCCTGTCGGATCTAACGCTTCTGTTTATGCAAAAGAGGCAATCGCTAAAGTCATGGACAAAACAAAAGATTTGTATTCTATTGTAGAATTAGGTTTGAAAAAGAAATATTCTAAAAAATCTTTAAACGCTGAACAGAATAAATTAGCACAAGGCATTTCTGAAGCAATCATATTAGGATCTCAA